GAGAAGGCCAGATTGCACGAATCTTATCTTTCAGGTTATCAGGTATTGATTTTGCCTCTTCCTTCAGGCCTTCCATGCCTTTTGCGGCAGAAAGCTGAAGTCGTGAGCGCCATGACTCAAACTCTTCGTCAACTTTAACGCCAGAGTCCACCCATTTGATGAGTCCGCGACCGTGCGCCTCGCCAATATATCCATGGCGAACGCTTTCCCGACCAGATTCAAAGAAGATTGGGCGAAGCTCTTCTGGTAACTTGGTGAACTCCTGTATTTTACCGCCATCGTGCATCATCATGCTCACAGTCATTTCGAACATGAAGTCTTTTTCACATACTGGCTGTAACCCAAGTGATACAGGTTCCTTCGGGTTTGCGAAGTCGGTTTTCTGGCGAGCACGGAGACATACAATGATATGCATATTGCTTTGCAGCATGGCATTCATGAACTTCTTGTGTTCAGCTTTGGCGCGCTTCCAGTCTGCCATCTTTTTCCCGTTAAGCAGAGGCTTTTCAGCAATCTCCGTGCAACTTCCTTCCCCTTCCCATTCGTGCGAACCTGAATCAATAACAAGAACCTTAACGCCAGCAGCCTGAAACTCTTCAATGGCCTGACGGTAACGTGCGGGGCTGAATGGTGCGTACATATCTGCGTGCAGGAATTTCCCATCAAGGATGTTTGAGTACAGGCGACCTCGCCCATTTTCAGTATCAAGGAAGCCGATTTCTTCCGGTGAATCAACCATCCCACGAGCCAGCTTAAGTGCGCTATATGTTTTGCCGCTACCAGACTGCCCTGAAATACCGATTACCACGCGAGAACCTGAACGCTCTGCTGGTTTAATATTGAGAATACCCATTTGCATCACCTCACTAATTATAAATTAAATTGCTTCTTGAACCATTCAGGCGTTTCCATTTCGATAACAGGATTGCCCATTGAGTATCCCGGCCATGAATTGGCTTTTTTGCACGCCTTGTAAATTTCCATAGCGCCATGCAACTGAATTCGACCTATATGTAATTGCTCCTCCGTCAATCGAATTAACGCAGGAATAAAAGGTGCTTTCTTTTCCTGAACTAAAAGGTTTACCGAACGCGGAGCGTGACCGTATGCGGCAACAAACATGTCGTGCTGCATTGCCATTTTCATAAAGTAGCCAAGTCGCGCAGCGTGACGGAAAAACTCATCAGGCTTGGCGCTAACTGCTGTTTTGTAGTCAATGATGTCTCCACCTTTGGTAAGGCAGTCAAAGCGAACTTTTGCCTTTTCTCCGTAAAGCTCACCGAGAATTGACACTTCAGCATAAGCACCAGAAAGAAGACTGCTGTAATAGCTGTTTGCGTGGATTACAGCGCGCATTTGCTGTATTGCGTCATAATCACCACCTTCCAGCATTTGCTTTCCTGCAGCAGCTTTTTCAGCTTCTTCACGGATAACATCGTAAATCTTCACTGGTTCACCAGTAGCCTGAATGATTTTGATCACATCAGCTTTCGATTTGCCTGAAAGACCTTTGATTCCTCGTTCTTTCGCCCATGAGTTCATATCCGAAGTCGTTACCAGCACGGTTGGTTTTCCATCTTTGTCTTTTGGAAAATCATCTACAACCGGCATGCGTGCATATTCCGCATCGAATCGCTCAGGTTCAAGCAGAGCTGTATGGCTTCCTGTTCCGAAGATAAGTGCTTTTGACTGCTCATCTTTTTCGTCTTTGTAGCGCCATGCTGCTGGGCAGCGGTCATAAATGTTCCACAAACCAGAGCCATTAATATGCTCGGTGTCAGCGTGGTATTGCTCATTAGTTAATTCATTATTGAAATAGACTTTCATTTTATTTACCTAATGCCTTGTTAATTGCAGCATCCATTGATTCAGTATTAAACCCTCCTCTATCTGGCGAATCAATCCACCACTCATCTGATTCTTCTATGATTTTTCTAGCCTTGATTAGTTCAGCAAGCAACTCAGGTGCCGCAGAAATTAAGTTTGCATTGGCAATAGTCACTTCGCGACCATAATCTTCCTCCCAGCCACTAAAACTTTGCAAGTATGCAATCTGCGGCCCATTTGTTGATACTTCAATGCACGTTGATCCATGTCGGTCGCTTGCGCTATTCTCTTCCCACAACCACTCACCTTTTGTACCTTTAAATTCGTTTCCCATCCTCATCACCTCTCTTGTTATTGTTAGTTGAATCTACATCAATCCACATCAAAAGGCAAGCCAAAATACGTCAACACTGCAATCTTTATCTGGTCGAGTCCACACGCCACCGCAGAGAATGCACCAGCGCTGGCGCTATCGTTGAGAAACGGTATCTGTCCTGGTTGCCATTTGCTAAGCGTTGAATCGTGTCTCTTCAACTCTATCGTCGCTTTATGCCACGCACCACCAGGAGTCAGGATTATCACATCAGACACCCCTGACCTGACACCTTTCCTTGCGCGCGATGCCAGATGCTGCACTGAGTTGCTTTTAGTCTCCTGAGACGGATGGAACCACAGAACATCAGGAAACCGGTAATCCATCCACCACTTGAACGCTATCAAGTCGGAATCCTCAAGCGGGCACTCGCCGCGGTAACCATCATCAAAAATTAATACCTTGTCACTCAGCTCATGCTGCTTGAATCGCTTTTTCACTATTCTCTCCTGCAAAATCTTTTCTGTGGATTATGTCGCGACCTTTATCATTAATACGATGCGTGATGCGTTTTGGCGCTTTAATCAATCCCGCATACATCATGAACTGCTTGGCGTTCTGGCATTTCAGGATTTTCCCCGCCATTGACTTATCATCAAGGTGAGGAAAGACCGCCTTTGCCTTGAACATGTTTTTCATGTGAGTTGCGCCGCCGTATGGATAGAAAACCTCATTAGCCCAGCCTTCTTTGCCATCACAACGATTAATCCAGTAGCGATATAAAATACCTTCTCCATCCTTCGTTAACTGAACCTTGAAATCCATAACATCAGCCCACTCGTTATCTGTATAAGCACGTTCATTCAATGCCGCATTCGGGTCGCGCAAAACGTGATCGCAATGTCGGCAATAGCGCGCCGTTGGGTCGTTTTTAGTGCCACATCCATCATCAAAAATCCTGATTCCGTGCTTGTCAAATCCGCAACGGATGTAACTGAAAAATTCTTCGCAGCGACCATCTGGCGACAATGCATCTTTGCCAATGCAGCGGCGCGCATATGGGCTGTTCATTGTTCCGCACTTAGGACACGGGACTTGTTCGCCACTGCGTTTCGAACGTTGCGCTTCAGCCTCTTCCAGAATGGGGTCTTCATAAAGGCTTCCTAGTTCGAACATTGTTCCAGTGAAATCAAGGCACAAATGGTCTTCCTTGATAAGCCCGGCTTCTATCTGATCCTTTTTTAGTAATCGCATCGGGCGACCAAGTAACTGTGTCAGCAATGTCAGAGACATAATTTTTCTCAAAATAACTGACGTATCCCAGTATGGGATATTAACGCCAGTGGTTAGGCACCCTATTTGCAATGTGTATTTTTTTCTACCAGTGGCAGCATCTTTTAATGCCTTTCTTCTGGCCTTTGGTCCCATATCATCGGTAACAATGGAATAACTTCCTTCTGGAAGATATTTTGCAGCTTCCTTGCAATGTTTTTTTCCGGCGCAGGTAATAAGCACTCCAAGCCTATCTTTTGTTAACTCCATAACTTTGAGCATGATTTTTTGCGTCAGCGTTCCCTGCTCAAGTATCTCCTTCTCCATTTGCTTCAGTTGCGCGTCAGTGAAGTCCTGAACACCATCAACTCCACTGCTTTCGAATTCATGAAGGTCATATTTCAATTCATCTACGTCAGGCGCGCCGAAAATTGTTGGAACAAGGAAGCCCAAATCAACAAGATATTTTGTACCAATATTAACTATTTCGTGTTTCCAGTACGGACCCTTAATTGACTCAGTGCCACGGAAAGGGCTTCCAGTGTAACCAATAACAATAACATCGTGACCATGCTTTTCCTTGCATCTGCGGTTAAGCTCAGTCATTATTACGCCGTATTGTGTTGTTGGCTCACCGCTTACTATATCCTCCCAGTTCATCTGGTGACATTCGTCAACGAGGATATAGCGAGGAACAAAATCTGAAAGCATTGATTTTTCAGTAACATTTCCATTTTCATCTTTTTTATCAAACAGACCATTTATTATGGTACCCTCAGTGCCAGCAATTAAAGGATAAGCAGTTGATTTCCTTCCCAATGAAGCACTAAAAAGTGAATTTTTCACGCTGAGATTCCAAAGCTCCTCAGCATCCTGCTCAATGATCTCTCCCTGACGTGCAATAACAAGCCCTTCCCATCCCATATCCTGAAATCGGCGCGCAATCATGGCAATCATAATGGTTTTTCCCGCACCTACAGATGCAGTCACGAAACTTGGTTTCGGGTCTTTGCCAAACTTGCGGATAATTTCAGCCGTCTTTTCATAAACCAGCCACTGATAAGGTCGTGGCTCAATTTCCCCTGTATGAACAACTGACCGCAATTTGTCTATATCCAGCTCCGCAATCATTGCGTCTATTTTATGCGTCATAGCAACTAACCTTTGTTGATGTTTCTACATCAGTTAGCTTATACTCAATCTACACCAACAATCAAGGGTCAATTTATGAGATACGACTGGAAAGACATTGAGCCAAAAATGCTCGGCAACTGGCAGGCTGCCATCATGTCTATCGTCAATGTGGATAGCAGAGTTTTCAATGGCAAGCACCAGCCATGCCCGTCATGCCTTGGCAAAGACAGGTATCGTTTTGACGATAACTTCGAAACAAAAGGCGATGGAGGGGCAATCTGCAATCAATGCGGTTCAGGCAGCGGCATGAACTGGCTGATGAAACTCTCAGGCATGACCTTCCCTGAAGCACTTGAGGCGCTGGGAGGATTCCTCAACATGCACCCGCGAGAAAAACTGGAGGCAATCAGGAAGGAGCTGCCGAAGATAAATTACAACGATGATTTCATTACCGAGCAAGACGTCGCCGCAATTATGGCTAAAACCACGCGTGTCGCGATGAATGAGTGGACGTTGATAAATGGTATTGGTTGCGACGTTAATGTCGTCAGAGGTAAATCTGGAGAGCTTATTGCGGTTGAGATGGTTCGCGCTGACACAATGAAGCCGTGCAACGTGGCATTCATTGGCATGGATGGTGATGCATTCCGAACATTTTATAAAGCAGGATATAACAAAGACTCAGCCATCAACGGCAAACTCACACGCGGCGCGATAAGCACAATCGGAGAAGATAACGGAAAGTTCATTTACCTGGTATCTGATTATGCCGATGCGTGGAAATGCCATTACTTCACTGGCGCTCATGTCTGGTGTTGCTGGTCGCCGGAAAATATGTGGGAAGTGGTGCGTTCTGTTAGCGATGAGACGAAGGCGAGGTTACGCTGCATAGTTAATTATAAATTTGACGAGCTGTGCGCTGCGGAAAACGCAGGGCTTCCGGTGATGCTTCCTGATGATGCTGACACAATCAGGATGGCAAAGAGAATCAGAAGAAAGATTTATGACGCTGGCGAGTTGATAGAGAAAATGTTAGTCAGAAGATAAAAGAAACCCTCCGACTGGAGGGTTTTTGTTATTCCTTGAACTCTGTGGTCTCAGTCCAGAAAGCTACATTTCATGGATTTCTCTTTCTCATCACGTATAAAACTTTATCTTTCACATCCATTTCCTTTCACTCACTTAATCATCAATTTTGAAATATCAACATAACCAACACAAAATCTGTGCCAGTAATCATCAAGCACGTGGTAATTAGAGCGAATCCATGCTTTGTTCATTCCACTCCAGAAAAACCATGTCGAATAACCATGCGGTCTGAAATGCCATGAACCTTCTGAGCGGCAAATTTCGCCTGATATTGTTCTCATTTTAAGTTCCTCATAAATCTCATTCTCTTCATTGCTGATGACAGGATATTCCTGACTGATGAGTTCATTCGCAAACCAGACCATGAGCCGCCACCAGAAAGCCTGATATTGGATGGATTTTCAGGGTCCAACTCTATTGGTGAATGCCTGTTTTCAGATATCGCAATGATGACCTCGTAAGTAAATTTATCCGGCGTAACCTGAATTGAGTTTGAATCGGCAGCTGAAATTATCTTACTGATTCTGTCGCGACAAAGTTTGTTTTTGACAACTGAAATATAAGGCTTTTCAGCGAAAGCCTTTGATTCAATGCATTTTTTAACCTTCATAACAATGTTGTCCCACTCAGTGTTTTCAAGGCCATCAAACTCTGCTTCTCCCTCCAGATAATCACGCAGGTCGTACATGCTGTTCATTACGGTTGCATACGCCCATTCAATATGGCATTCCTTTATCTGCGGAGTCATGCCATTGCGCGATGATAAATCAGCAAATGCACAAAGAGTCGCAAGCTCAATAACCATCTGAGCAGAGCGAGGGCCGACGCTACCAATTACACCGGGAATGTTGCTTGACTTGTCTATGCGCCTGCGCAACATCTCATAGTATTTCGAAACGCCATCATTTGCATATTCCACATTAAAGAATCCACCTGGAATTCTTGGTTTCCATTCGTTTATTATTGTTTTATTTATTTCCATGTCAGGAGTATTCTTAAGTTCTGGCATGTGTTCATGACCTTTAATGAAAAGAGATCTCCCCATGCCGCCATCCTTTTCCCATCTCCTTACTGTTGCGATACCCTGCTCTGGGGTCACAGTTATGAACGGAATGAACCTTACGTTCTGTATTCCTTTCTCGTTAATGCACAGGTCATAACATTGCATGGCGTGATTTAATCTTCTTCCAATGTCATGGTTCATTTTTGCAAGCCGACGATAATCTATCGCGCCATCTGATTCACCGATGCGAGGTATCATCCACCCCTGAGCCTGCGCGGCAGAGAGTATTAACTTCGGGTTTTGAGCACTAGCAAGCTTCTCCTGAAACAATGTAACAACAGGTGACTCAGGAAACCAGTCACCACTAATGGACGTCCTGAACCATGAGGCAGTTTCACCAAGCGGAGAGCGCGTATCTGACCAAGCCTGAAGATGTTCAGGGCAGTCATCTGCGATATAAAGCAAGAAACCATCAGCCTCAATGAGACGCTCTTTAATTTGTCGCAATGATGTTACGGTGCTTTTTGATACGCGCGGAGTTATTCCAAGATTCTCTGAGTAAGCCTTAACAAAATCAGATGGAGCACCCTTACCTGCGCCAGAACGCCCAACAATAAATGTCCCCGTGGCACACTTGTTTTTTGCGCTTGGGCCAATTATGTATCTGCCAGCCATCACCTGAGCAAGCGCGATAGCACCCGGCAATCTGTAAACCTCTCCCTCTTCGCGATTTTCGAAATGATTCTCTATCTCGCACATGAATTCACCAAGAGAGCCTGGAGGGATTTTGTATCCTTCACGGAATTCTGGCACGTCAATTTCATCAAGTGGATTTCCAGAATCAGGCTTACCTGTTGGCTTCAGAGATTCCTTTAGTTCAATGATTTGCTTTGAATCAGTCATCACAGGACTCTCCAGATATACATGAATTTTTTGCTTTCACTGGTTTTTGTTTTGATGACCATGCCTTGTTCATTGGCTATTCTGGTGCAGTAAGACCTGAACATGTTGTGCGTCATTCGGTACTTTTCATCAATAACCACGGAACGGCAATTCTCCTTGTCTCCTTTGATGATTTCGCTTGAATATTCATTCTCGAAGTGAATACCAACCAGCTCGCCAGATTTCATTGAAGATAACAGCTCGTATGCAAACATTAATTTAGTGCCATCTGGGTACATTCAGCCCTCCTTTTGTCATGTAAAAAATATACATGAATATTATGTACACGTCAATGACAGCAAGATAATGGATTCACTTACGCATCTTTACAGTAGTTACCGGAGTTACCGGGTTTTTACCTGGCAGTTACCGACGCAAGCTATTGATAAATATAGAGTTACCGGAGTTACCGGATTTTTTGCATATAAGTCTATAAAAATTTCAAAAATGAGAATTTGCATAAAAATTGAATAAAATGCTTATAAATCATATATATAATAAGAAATTCAACCCTTTTATATATGTAAGGAGTTACCCGGTAAATCCGGTAACTCGCCTGAGAGCCTTGGTACATGCGGGTTTCAAGTTACCGGACGTCCGGTAACTCCGGTAACTTTTTGATGGTAAAATGGCATAAAAACAACATAAGCAATTGATTTGTAACAGTTACCGGTTTTTATGCTCCTGGTTACCTGATTTTGCGTGATTTGGGTAAATTGATATTGACGTAGAATAACCATTGATGTAGATTGAACTCATCGAAACAAACTATGGTGAAGAGATGAGTAATAAAAAAACTGAGTTCAGCGCATCAATGAAAAACAAAAGTGGTGATGACATCATGATTACAGCCAAGTTTAACCGTGTAGAGCTGGAGACTGAGAATGCCTTCATGTTTATGACACCAGAGCAGGCAACAGAACTTGCAGGAATTCTTTTATCAGCGGCCGAAGTAGCCAATGAGCAGTTAGGGTTAGCGCAGCAACAAAAAAACTAAACGAGGGTGAAGGGATGAAAGAAGAAAGCACGTACAGCATCGACCAGATGAAGTTATTCAGCGATATATGCATGGCATTGTCGCAGCAGGTTCCAAGCCTTCCTGCTGATATGCGCTCAAATGCAATCATTGATGCAGCAGACATGATTTGCGAGGCTTATGCGATGACTGAAGATGAATATAAGGCTTCATAAAAAATGACAAGAGTGAAAGCTATCGAGGTAGAAGAGACATGTCGTTATGTGACGGTTGGCAAAGTATATGATTGCCACGATTACTTGCCTAAGAAAGGGCTTGTATTTTTAATCGGAGATAGAGGGTATGAAGTTATTGGTAAGATTTCAAACGAAAAAGACGCACATGGCGTTAAATGGGAGTTGGTGAAGAAATGACAGGCGCAAAACTCGAGCTTATAGCCAGTCTGGTTATCGTGGCATTCATCATTATCGCAGTGGCAGTTTCTAAATCAGGGTATGAGGAGTAACAGAATGAGCAACAAACCAATCCAACCAACAGAAGAAATGATTGAGGCAGGTATTCGTGAAGTTATTGAAAACTTCGATATCGACTACCTCACTGATGATGAGCTAAGCGATGCAGTTGTGTTCATCTGGCAGGCAATGTATCAGGCGCACGTGGAGAAATAACAAATGGCAAAGACTATCTATCGTCGCGAGAAGCTGGAGCAGGAACTCGGTCACGTTGGCGCGCAGAACTTTATGAGCAAGCAGGCACGCAATGCAATGGAATCTATCCGCGTGAATCGCGTTGTGCGCGTGTTTAATGGTGAAGGCAAGCGCAGAGTAATGGATGAGCTGATTATCGTGTTCTGACATCGATTCAGCGCTCTTATTTTTAATGGCGATGATATGGAAAAAGTAAAAACATACGAGTTCTGGTTTACGGGGAACAAAATGTATGCAAGCAGGACAATCAAGCGAGTGCACTGGTGGAATAAGTGGTTAATCCTGTCCGGCTGCATTGTGCTGGCAAAGTGCAAATTCAAAGCGATTGACATCACAGATGAAGATGCGCTCACAATCGCAAATATTGAGTTTGAAGAAGATGGTTATTACGAAGAAATTATGGGGGTTAGGGTGTGAGTGAAGTTAAGCGTTATGACCTTGTTGGTGACATGGATGGAAATTGCAACCTTAACGAAGCAAGAATGGAACTTTCGGCTGATGGTATTTATGTAAGGCACCGTGACTATGCAGCACTTGAAGTTAAATGCGCGGCGCTGGCAGCGGAGAATGCGTGGATGAAGTCTGGCGCAATGGACGAAATCAAGGTTATCAACCGTGGAGGGCAGGCATATTGCGTAAAAGATGGAGTGCAAGTTAATCCCATGTATGCAAGAGGGTGGAATGACTATCGCGCAAAGTCTATGCAATCAGACACCCCAGCCACAGATGCTTTCCTGGCTGAAGTACGGGCGCATGGCGTGGAGATGTTTGCTGACCATCTGTTGTGCCAGGACCTTGATGACACTATCCGTGACTTCGCCGCACAGCTTCGCAAAGGAGGTGAGCAAAAATGACAATCACAAAACAACGTGTAGAAGAAATCATATCACGCATTGAAATGTATGGGCATGGTGCAGGGTATACCGCTGACGAGGTTTATGACTTAGCTGTACTGGCGCTGAATTTATCAAATATCGCAAACCTGAAGCGATACGAGCTTGATATGGGTGGTTGTGACTCGTGCGGTCAGGATTGCGGTGCTGACATGAGTGAAGACCCTGAAGGCGAATTTGTCATGTTCGACGATGTTATCAGTCTGGTTCAGTTTGACACCACAGCACAGCAATTCGAAAGCCTGGCTAAAAGTGAATAGCTACCCGTTCATATTAATTATCAGTGCGCTCTCTGTGGCGCACGGCTTAGTGGAGGTGTATGGATGAGCAATAGATATATTTATCACTACAACGCATTATCTGCAGGCGGTACATCATCAGTGTCTGGCATTGCTCAGTTGACGTTCAGAATTAAATCGCAAGAAGATGTTGAGGCGCTGAAGAGTTTGATTAACAGTGATAGGTTCAAAGCAGTAGCAATCGCATCTCTTTCATATCTCGGACGAGAGAATGACGACGAAGAGTATGACGCAACAAAATTCGACCAGGCGTTTTTGATTAACAAATTCTATGAGCGTTATCCGCTTTCTGGATTTAAGAGTGATTCAGAGCGAGCTGAGGCGCTTGGTTATTTCATGGCTGGTGCAGAATTACAGCGACTTGGAAAGTTCATCGAATACAATGATGAGGATGATAGCGATGATTACTAAATACCAACGACGCCGATACACCACTGGCGCTAAAATCTTCCTTGCTGTTTATGCTCTGGCGCTAGTGGCTGCTATTGCAGGAGTTTTGCACTATGTTTAATCAATTATCTGAGTTTTATAATGCATATTCCGACTGGATTGATGCTGGCGCACCAGAAAGTGAACCATTCAGTAGAAGAGTTGGTCTTTGCGGTTCTTTATGCTCACACCTTGCAAGCAAAGGTTGCAGATTCCATGTAAGGGATATGACGTTGCAGTTAATGAAATCGCAATTCATTAAGGCCGGACTCAGCCGTGATTACCCGTTTAATAACGCAGATAACTCATACTATGTGGAATGTATTAACGGGACAATCCACACCAACAAGAATCGCATTGCATTGGTTAAAAAGGAGTGGCAACATTATGTTTGACAATATCAACGACGCAATGGAATTCATGTGGAAAAGATACTGGGACGGAATGATGACATGTCATTATATGATGGTTCAGCTCTGCAATCGCATTGAGGTTGTTCCTGATACCGGTGTGCACAACATTAAGTGCATGTGCTCTACGAGGGCTTTTGCTAATGCAAACCACTAAACAAAAAGTCTGGCAACTCGCAAAGCAGCACGAACTTGACGATTTTATCGCGAAGGTCGCCAAAACATTCCCTGATGCGCTTGAAATCGTTCACGTGCAGACGCGAAATGAAAATGCATGGTGCTATGCTGGCAAGTGTGATAATCATGGTGTACAATAAACACATAACCACCATTGCTTTCCTCATATCATCACCCAACCTTTAACCCGCCTTGTGCGGGTTCTTTTTTATCTGTGTTAAACTAACGATATCGAAATACGAAAAGACGAAAACAGAATGGCTAATCCAAACCCTGTAATGAAATTTTCCTCTGAGTACCAGCCAGCTGGAAGAGGATTAAGCTACAGAAACAGGCTTATTGAAGCATTAAAGCGGTGCGGGCTTGGGGAAGAGGAGTTCCTTGACGCATTCATCAGAACGTCAATCAAGATGACGGAGGAAAACCCGACTCAGGGCGTGCAAATGCTGAAGGAAATATTCCTGCGCATCAGTCCCGTGCAAAAAAGCATGGCACCTCCTGTTAATTTTAAATACCGCAAAGATGCCACGCCAGTAGAGCAGATAGAGGACGTCATTCAATCTGTTTCCAGTGGGGAACTTCCAATCGATGTGGCGTCTCAGGTTGTATCAATGATTAAGGTTGGTCTTGACGTGAAAGAGTTAACAGAACTCGCCGCGCGACTCGAACGACTGGAGAAATTACTGGAGCAGCAGAATGGGTGATTCAGTTTATTATAAACAAAGATGTGATGAAGTGATTCTGACACGCGGCAGCGGTGATGAGCGAGGCGTTGTGTTTGATGAGCCAATGAGTGATGATGATGTGGCCGACATTCTTCAGGAGCTAACCAATGGCTCGTAAACGTCTCTCCGCACTGGCAATAGAAAAGCTGGAGGCGCAGATTGATGATGCAATGACGGATGTTGCAGAGTCCGCCATCTTCGGCATCTGCGACATGCAGAAGAACGTCATTAAGCGGTTAAGGATGACAGCCACTGGCGTTGATGATGTGACTAATGCAACCACTCATGCTGACCACCTGATTCCGGCAAAGCTGGAGCGCCTGCTTTATCCGAAGCCGTGGAAGGTTGTCTATGGTGGCCGTGGGTCGGCAAAGACTCGCACGGTGTCGACAATCCTCACTGAGTCGGCAAGGTTTAAATCAGAGCGTATTGGCTGCTTCCGTGAGATTCAGCAGTCCATTGAAGACTCCAGCTATCAGGAGCTGGTGGACGAGATTGATCGCAAGGGAGAATCAAAAGAGTATCGCTGCATTGATGGCAAGATTACCCACAAAAAAACGAAATCCAAGTTCAGGTTCCGTGGCCTTTATCGCAACGTAACTGGCGTTAAGGGGTTCGCTGGTATTACGAAGGCATGGATTGAGGAGGCTGAAAACGTCAGTCAGGCATCGTGGGATATCCTTGAGCCTACCGTGCGTAACCCGGGAGCTGAGATATGGGTAACATTCAACCCCAACAAAGAAACAGACGCCACATGGACTCGGTGGGTAGCTCCGTGGCATGACAAAATGGTAAACGGCATTTACGAGGATGATGAGATACTCATCATTGAGTGTAACTGGACCGATAACCCGTGGATGACAGAGGAACTAATCCGTTCAAAAGATAAAATGAAGCGCGTCGACTTCGATCGCTACATGTGGATTTGGGAAGGAAAATTTAACAAACGCAGTGACGAGCAGGTGTTTGGTGGCAAGTGGCGCGTTGATAACTTTGAGGTCAAACCTGAATGGCACGGCCCATACTTCGGGATGGACTTCGGGTTTTCTACGGATCCCACCGCAATGGTTGAGGTTTACATCGAAGAATTACCAGGCGGGCGTCGCAACATTTATATTAATCGCGAGTACGGAAAGGTCGGACTTGAGATTACCGACACGCCAGCCGCGATGGAACAATCATTCCCGATGGCTAAGCGTGCGCGATGGTATGCAGATTGCGCTCGACCAGAAACTATCAGCCACATCAAGCGTTCTGGCTTCGATATTCATCCATGCACAAAATGGCCGGGAAGCGTTGAGGATGGCGTGACATGGTTGCGCGGATGCGACAGCATCATTATCCACGAACGATGCAAGGAGATGCAGAATGAGGCGGCAATGTACAGCTACAAGGTCGATAAGCTGACAGGGAATGTGCTGACTGATATTGTTGATGCATATAACCACTTCTGGGATGCCGTTCGCTACGCACTCAATGACCATATCGTTCAGCGCGGCAGCGGGATGCTAATCCGGCGCAGAAGATAAAAATAAAGCCCTCATTCTAGGGCTTTCATTTCGTTTTACTATTTGGCGTATATATTAATCGCTTCCCTGATCTGTTCTTCATTATTAAATTTGCCAATATAAGTATATCCATCACACTTAATATGAATTAGCAGATAAACCTTTTTATTTATCAGGTGAGCAAAGAAGAACATATCGTTATGATTAATTGTCATACTTCCGCTATCATGTCTCTCAATAATCATCTTTATCATCATCCTCAAGTAACTTATCAAGAACCTTATCGGATGTATTAAATAACGCCTCGCAGCTCTCGCTGCATGAACCAGTATCGTACTGGCGCATTGACGTCATTCGTGATGCCAGCTCATCCCTGCTTACATCGTTAAATAAAGCTATAACGTCGCCAAGACTTCTGTTTGAACGATACATTATCTTGTCTGATTTTTTATCTTCAGCCTGAATCATCTGCCAAAATTCAGCAGCAAGTTCCGGCTCATCCTTTGAAGCAAGCGCAACTTTCTGGAGGCTCTTCTTGATACAGAAAACGCAATTACCAAGATGCTCCTGAATGCCAAGGTCGAATTGTTGCATTGACCACCAGTCAAGGATATCCTGCTTTTCAAAGTCACTGATGTCTGCAAGGTAATGAAAACCTTCACCTCGGTTCTTTAACCGGTTTGGTTCATCAGTCCTGACGCCAAGCCATCTCTCGTAATTTCCTTTCCCGTATTTTTCGTTGCAGTATTTTGTGAATGGGACTGTTTTCATGCGGTCAGTGCAGAACGCCCCACCAACATATGGATGACCGTACTTGCGCAACATTCTACGCCATGGCTCAAGGTCTGGGCCAATCTCATCGACGGTCAACTGCTCATACGTACTTGCTTTGCGCATTTCATGATTTGGCACCACACGAAGACATGTTATAGCGATACTGAAGTGCTTTGCGAAGTTGCGTATAAACTCATACGTTTTTGGGTGCTCTGCTCCAGTATCCATAAAGATAACCTCCGCTTCTGGGTGTATCTTTAGCACCTCCAGCGCCATAAACGCTGAAGTTCTTCCGCCTGAAAAGCTAATGACTTGATTCATTTTAACTCCACCTTATCTAAAGGATGCGCCACGGAAACACCAAATGTGTGGCATATAATAATCTTACCATCTGACAACCCAATAGATTTAACTATTGTCCATCCATTTCGCGTCATAATTATGTCGCCAACGGTTAAATTTCTGTTTAACTTGTAAGTCATAATCACCTCCAACGACTCTATAAATCCAATCTACATCACCATCATATCTACGTCAACATTTATTGTTGTTGATAAATCTGCATCACTACACTTGACCAATCTACACCGAGCGCATAGTATATCTACATCAGGTTTATCGGAGATATCGCTATGCGCAGCTATGCAGGATTCACACAGGAGGAAAAAGAACAGGTTTATTCACTGGCGCGGGCTGGTGTGCCTGACGAGGTGATTTGCCGTCGGTATGACATCGATGAGGACTTTCTGCTGCGCGTTCTGGATGATGTTTTCGTTAACCTGCAAGAGAAGCGCGGGTACAAGGGCATCTGCTGCAAGAATGATTTTTTGAGAGGGTGATGTGATGCTTAAGATAAGCAAGATGAGCAACAGAAGCAAGATCGGAAGGATTGCTTTACTGCCATTTTTTGTTCCTGTGTGGTTATTGTGGGTTTTATTTTTTGGTGCAAGAAATTTATTTGAGTATCTTGAGTTTTGGCAGAAAAATGTTATGCGAAAATTCCATGATGTTATTGATAAGTGGTTTCCGATTGGTTGAGGTGAGTGATGATTATTGAAAAATCAAATGGCAATGTAGAAATGGAGGTTTTCTCATATAAGATGGCTGGATATGATGATGATATTAAAATCATTCAGGGTGACGCTGATGAACTTAATATAAGCAAACGTCAGGCGATGGAGTTGATTGATATTTTGCGGAAGTTTGTTAATGGTGAGGAGATTGAGTGATGAGCGTTTATTTCATTCATGCCGAAGTGCTTGATGGTGGTAATGTTGTTACCAAGGTTTGCGCGACAGCCACAACATCTAACGCCAATGAAGCGTTCGATTGGTTTTTGGGTTGCGAATTGGTTGCAAAATACGAAATAAAAGGCTATGACGTTATCATTGATAAACTGGAAAAGGTGGAGTGATGGAAAAACCAGAGGTTTACTATATGCTGGTGTATATCAGCAACCCACAATGGGGAACCACTGAACGTGAGATTTTCGATTCAATGCACGAGGCTCTTGAAAAGCAGCGTGATATTGGCGGAGGTGGCGAAATCGTGACACTGTTGCGCGTATCATGACTGCGTCTACACATTGTGACCATGCTATAATCCCTCCATCGTGAGGGATTTTTTATTGGTGACATATGTCCAAAATTGATGCTTTAAACGCCTACATACGCGACCGCGTGGCGAATAATAACCGGGCGCTTCAGCAACAACGGCTTTGTGCTGGCGGGAAGAATCTCGACCAGAAACGTGAGTTCATGTGGAAGGAGCTTGGATACCCGCAGGAAATCACCGCAGAGATGTTCCGCTACGCCTATGAGAGACATCCAGCCGCCGCAGCTGGCATTAACCGCATTATTAATAAATGCTGGCAGAAATACCCTGAGGTGGTCGAAGATGGCGAGGATGACAAGAACTCTACGCCGTGGGAATTGTCAATCAACGACATGATGAAGCGCGCATATCCGTTCATCAAAGAAGCTGACAAGCGCAACGCAATCAACCGCTACTCTGCTGTCATCCTGCAAATCCGAGATGGTCGCCAGTGGAGTGAGCCGGTAGACATTACCAAAACCCGCCGCATTAAAGATAAATCCATCGTCCGCTTTATTCCGGTATGGGAGGAGCAGCTCAAAGTCAGTGCGTGGAATAACGACGAAACCAGCGAAGACTACGGAATGCCTGAGATGTACGAATATCAGGAAAGCGCCGTGGAAGACTTCGACAGCGACGGCAAGCCTGAGCGTTCCGTGCAGATTCATCCAGACCGCATCATCATTCTGGCTGAGGGTAGCTTTGATGGAAGCATGTTCAGTGGCATCCCGATGTTGCGCGCTGGCTACAACAGCCTTATCGACATGGCGAAGGTTTCCGGTAGTTCTGCGGAAGGCTTTCTGAAGAATGCCAGTCGTCAGCTGGCTGTTAACTACACGAAGGATAACGTAACGCCAGCAAGTCTTGCGCAGTCGATGGGTGTCGATATCGAAGAACTTACCGACATCATGAATGAGAACATTGAGGCGCTAAACTCCGGTATCGACAGTGCCATGTTCACAATGGGCGCGGATGCAAAAGTTCTTGCTGTAACGCCAGCCGACCCGAAACCAACATGGGAGGTAGCCGCCAACCAGTTCGCTGCGTCAATGGCGCTTCCATTCACCGTCATTTTTGGTCAGCAGACCGGGCGTCTTGCGAGTGATGAAGACAAGATGCAGGAGGCGATGACCGCCAAACAGCGCCGCGAAACATGGGTTGATTATGTTATCTCAATGTTCGTTGAGCGCATGATTCAGTTTGGCATTGTCGATAAAGCACCGGCAAATGGCTACAAGGTTAAGTGGGATGACTTGCTGGCACCATCGGAGCTGGATAAGGCTGAACTGCTGGCTAAACTCGCAACTGCGAACAAGTCCTTCTTTGATGCTGGTCAATCCGCACTGCTGACTGTTGATGAGGCTCGCGGCATGGTAGGTATGGAGCCGATTAAACTCGACGAAAGCTACCGCGAAGACACACCACCGGAAGACGAAAATGAAGATACTCCGGTTTAACGCCAGACTTCCCCAGCCGCGCATATCGCAGAGCCTGACTGACCCGTTAGGCGCTGCGACTCGCCTGTCGAAGATGGACAAAGTGATAACGCGCAAATACAAACAGCTCAGTACTCGTGCGCTTGAGTTGTTTCGCACCATCCCGCATAGTCAGACTAACGCAGAATCAAACGACCTGTATTTCTATGATTTCAGTAGTGCGCGGGCAGCCACGTTCATGGATGAGCTACAGGCGCTGATTGACGAGATTCTGCTGGAAGGTGATGATTTCGGTCACGGCAGGATGTGGGCTAACGTGTTTATTGGTGATGCGTATCAGGCCGGCACACAGAAGGCAAACTCAGAGCTATCAAGCCTGTCTCCGGTTTACGCTGAGCAGCGACCGATTGCCGCGATACTCTACAGTGAGCCTTACCTGAATCGCCTGCAGCTGGCGTACACACAAGGATACTCAGACTGGCGCGGATTGAGTGATTATTCCCGCCAGCAACTGGCGTCTGTCATTATGGAAGGCGTTGCCAGGGGTGCTAATCCTCGTGATGTTGAAGCTGACATTGTTAAGCGCGTCGATGTGTCTCACAGCTACGCTAAACAGTTGGCGCAGACTGAAATCACCGGAACGCTACGGCAGGCAAACAGGAGAGAAGTCATTGAGGCGCGCGAGGAGTTAGGTATTGAGACGGTTATGCTGTGGCAGTCAGCATTAATGCGCACAACACGCCAGACGCACGCGGCGCGACACGGAAGGTTTTACACGCCAGAGGAGATTGATACGTTCTATAGCGAAGTTGCTAACCGCAGGAATTGTCACTGTTCTCAGAGTCCAGCATTGCTAATGGATGGTAAGCCAGTCATTCTTGAATCGTCGCAGGAAAGGCTTGATAAGCAGCGAGAGGCTTGGCAATCGGCAAACAAAAAGCCCTCTAAGTGAGGGCTTGGTTTTATCTTATCAGCATACACAGAACGAATATTATTATCGCATAGCACAATATCTCTACGACGCTGAATATTGTTTTAATCATCCAGCTTAACTCCGGGAATCTTGCCTGCTGCGATGGCGTCGTAAATGATTTCGTATTCACTATAAATCCAGTTGTTACCCTCGTCATCCTCTCTCTGCATTGCCTCTATTGCTGCATCGCGCTTAATTTCTGCTTCTGTGCGGAATGGGATGAAAACATCCTTATTGGATGGGGTTATTGCATAGTAAATTTCACCAGATGGTCTGATGACTATCTTTTCGCCATCAAGACCAATAACCTTAACTTTTCCCCATGAAGTTCCGTTGCTGATATACTCGCATTCACACCCCACTGGCGGCAGGCCTTCGCCGTTCCATGCTGGCTTTTTCGATGCAGCGAGTGCGGATTCATATTGCTGCTTAGTAACCACATCAGCAATCCAGTCGTCGCATTTTTTGAGCTTAAAGTCACTGCAATAGTCAGATTGCATTTCAAACAACTGGCCCTCACTGTCCTGCTCTACAGCGTCAACACCGTTAGGCCACCCACCACGCTTAGGTAATTCTTGAACTAACAGGTCGATAAGTTTCATTTTGTTTCTCCCAACGCTTTATTAACCGCCTCGCGCGCATTATCCAGAGCGCGACGCTTGCTTGATGTTGTCCAGACTTTGCCGGATTGGTCGTCGTAGATTTCCAGTAGTTGCTGGAGAGCCGATAACATAGATTTACTGTTTTCGTGACAATAACCAACAGAGAACCCAAGCCAAATCCAGTCCTTTTCCGTATCAGTCATGCCGACAAAACCAACGGAATCGAACCATTTGCTAAATAACTGGTACACTTCGCGCTGCGTCATAGCCTGCCTCACTTAATATATTCAACAATCTCAACTTCACGCATCTGCACCAGACCCAATGGCGCAACCACCTTACCGCACGGACGGATTTTGATTTGCTCAAGGTTGAACACTCCGCAGCGTCCGTTTTCTTTGAATTTGACTATTACCATTTCGCAACCATCCATCTCATTTCTTTGACCATGCGTTGAGCTGCCTTCTTAGTATGGCCAGCAGCCATAAACTGCTTCACCTTTGCTTTCTTGTTAGCAACCTTTGCAGCCTTCGGATTTGACTCGTTGTAAAACGTGATATCACGTGGATTCACCTTTGTCACCTCACTCACGATTTGATGTAGATACTATGCACCACAGCTCAATCTACGTCAATAGTCATTGTGATAGAATTAATCATAATTTGAACAGGAGGCAGAATGAAGCTATCGCAACGCGGCGAGGAGATGCTTGGAATAACCGATGCCGTAGATATATCTCCTTACATCACCACCGAGACAACTCAGAATCAGTTTGATGCACTGACAAGTCTCGCCACCGACATTGGTATTGACACCTTCCGCAAATCAACGCTTCTGAAGAAACACAATCTCCGCTGCTTCTCATGTGCTGTTGCGCATTTCATCGTGTGGGGTGAGAAGACTGGCGACAAAGCAAAACGCAAGGCTGAAAAAGAGGTTTACTGGTATGGCTATTAGCAAAAACATGAAGGCATTTCTGGATATGCTGGCGTACAGCGAGGGTACGGATAACGGACGGCAGAAAACCGATAATCATGGCTATGATGTGATTGTTGGCGGCTCACTATTTACCGACTATTCCGATCACCCGCGCAAGCTGATTAGCCTGCCAAAGCTGGGTATCAAGTCCACTGCTGCAGGGCGCTATCAGGTGCTGGCTAAGTTTTATGACGCGTACAAAAAACAGTTGCGCCTGCCTGACTTTTCTCCTGCATCGCAGGACGCCATTGCAATGCAGCTAATCCGTGAATGCAAAGCTACTGCCGACATCGAGGCTGGTCGCATTGCTGATGCAATCCATAAATGCCGCTCCCGTTGGGCCTCACTGCCGGGCGCTGGCTATGGTCAGCATGAGCAGAAACTGGATAAGCTGATTCAGGTATACAAGGATGCTGGCGGAGTTGTGGCATGAAAAAGCTAAGCAACTGGCTTCTCGGCGCGTGGATTTCGTTCTGCTCGCTATTACAGCTATGGCCTGATGCAATGATGCATGTATGGGTAATGATGCCGGATGACCTGAAAGCAGCGCTGCCGCCAATCGTGGTCAAAGGCGTGAGTTATTCAATCATGCTGGTTGGCATTCTCGGCAAGATGCATGCGATGAATAAGGCGAATAAGAGGTTAAAAGATGAAAGCAAGAATGCGTGAAATACATAAACTGATGAAGATGCGTAGTGGATTTTACTTTGCATACCAGACCACCAAGGGATTGCACTTTATAACCAACTGCATAGCCCATCCTCACTTATGGCTGGCTGGAGTTTCGGGAAATGGAAACAGTACTCAGTAGATACTGGCGACCACTGGCAATTATTATAATTGTTGCCACTGGTGCGCTGTGGGTGCGTAGCGAAATCATCAGCTACGGAAACCAGCGATACGCCGCCGGATATGCAAAGGCCGTCGCAGACCAGAAGGCCGCAGACAAAAAAGAGGAGCAACGACGCAATGCAGAACTGCAAAAGATTCAGGCCGACGCACAGCAAAGGATTGATGCTGCGCGCAATGATGCTGTCAATGCTGCTGCTAAGTCTGGCAGGTTGCAGCAACAGCTCGCAAATATCCGCAAGCAGCTCGTCGGATATTCCACCGCTGAGTCCATTGGCAATCCAGCCGCAGACACCGGAGTTCTGCTTGGAGACGTGCTCAGCAAATCTGTCGAAAGAAATCGACAACTGGCAGATTATGCTGACAAAGCAAGAGAAGCAGGACTAGCGTGTGAGGCGCAGTATAATTCGTTACGCAATAAAAAAGCCCCGTGATGGGGCTTGTGTTTTACTTTACTCGCTCACGATATTCATCAAGAGCTTCTGCGATGGTTTGTATTGGGTTATGCTCCTGACCAATGATCTCCATGATGGATTCTTCACTGGCCATTAACTCACCATCACCAAAATAATAACCAAGGGCAGCCATTAATTCATCATAAGCATCCATATTCACTCCTCATACAGTGGTTTAATTTCATACCCAAACATAACAGCATTTTTGTGCTCTACGCTACCAGAAAACACCAGATAGCGTTTACCTCGGTTATCCGTAACGATGTAGGCAGCTGGCTCACTCTGCTGGTAATGTTGTTGGCTCATCAACAGATTCCTCAACTGCATTTTCAACGATTCGCACCAACGAACACTCAAGGTTAGGTGTGCTGTAATTACCAGCCAGAAACAGAACGCTACCCGTGCTAATCAGCACCTGTTTTGCGCTCACCTGCGACAGATTCTGCACGATGAATTGCGCTGTTTCTGTGCCGATTTTCAGCACTGCGCTGCCGTCGCTGTTCAGTGATACCAGTTGCGCTGAAGTGTCAGCAATGTTGGTGTAGTTCGCGTTTCGTTGCGCGATGGTGATGTCGCAGAATGCCATTTTATGCTCCTGTAGTGATATGGATTTTGCCGTTTTCGCCATATGTTGCCGATTCGATTGTCGCGGTGATTGTAGATACTCCATCAAAAAGATGCGTCGAGATTGAAGTTAACCACGCCAGCAACCCTGAGTCCGTCTTGATCGACAATCATGCTTCTACCATTAATTTGCTCAACATGGAGATAGACAGGCTCGTTATGTTTTGGTGGTACCATTATTTAATCTCTCCGTTTAGTTCATTAACAATTAACGTCGCATAGCCAGCAATATCTTTCCAGCTGTCATCATAGGTTGGGTCACCATTCAGGATGCGCCCAATCTTGTGCTGAATCATATCGAGTGCCTCGCGTTGGCTTGGCGTGAGATTGTGCCAGCCATCCACTTCGCGCATCACATCTTTCAGCTCCTGCATGATTTCAGCGCCATCTTTGAATTTACCGTATCGATTGCCGCGTTCGGTAATGAGTTGCTCTGTTGCGTCATCCTCCGGTGCGCCAATGCAATCGTTGAGGTCTTGTTCGTCGTTAATTGGCTCGCGGTATGCAATAACAACATCCCCGCAAACCTCAATCACTTCAATGCGACCAGCATAATCTATGCTTAGATAGAAAATCTCACCAGTACTTCCTGACTTAACTACAAGACAAGCCGTGTCATGGTCAGCAAAATCTGCCTCACAACCCTTCCGATATTCCCACTTTTTCATTTTTCTCTCCACTTAATTATCTCGCGTCGCGGCATTGTGACGCGGTTATACTCATCAACATTAAAATTTACCCGAATCAAATCGTACATCTCATCCTTCGACATATCAGCCAGCGCCACATAGCAACGGGCAAAGTAGCGAACATCACGGAGTGTCAGCGGCTGCCGCTTCTCCACAATGCTGGTGATAATGTCCATCGGCTCGCGTCGTGGTCTTGGCATATTTACTACTCCTTCTCGAAAAACATCTTGACGTTTCTACATCACTTAGTCAATACTTATTGACGTAGATTGTACCACAACGGAAAAGGTGATGTGGAATGAGTGCAGAAAAAGTAATAACAGAAAGATGTGAGTATTTACGCTCCATGCTTGAAGCTCGCGGATTAAGCGCTGAAGACATTGACCTGTGTCTTACGCATCTCACAAACGCGGTCCTTGAAGGGTATCATCAGGGGCAGGTAGATTACTCGACCGGGGTGCTTCCTGAACTGCTGAGAATGGCAACGGTTGGTAAATTTTGAGGAGCACACAATGACAACTGATGAACTGTACGAAAAATCGTTAATCCAGCGACTGAATGAAGTTGAACGCACTCGTGAATGGCTTGAATGCGAACTGCGTGAGGTGCGCAACCGCCTGCAACGCAAGCGCAGTCAGCAGAAGGACGTTATAGACTGGTCAGGTGATACGCCTAAATTTAATAATCTTGGGGAGTGGATAAAGTGAATGATTTAAGCGTTGGCGACAAAGTTGTCATTAGAAATAGATATGGAGTGACTATCTCAAGAATAGTTCGTGAAACTACCAAGCAATGGATTGTTGATGGTGTAGAGAACGGCAGCGTGAGGAGATTCAGAAAAAAAGACCTGATTGAAGTTGGTTGTGATGTGTGGCACATCACTAGCATATCAAAATGCACTGACGACATAGAGAATAAAGTTCGCAAAAAACAAATAATCAGGATGATTAAAGGCAAAGGTGACCTAAGCAAGCTATCACTTGCTGATTTAGTTTCTTTATGGGAGAAAGTTAAATGACAGCGCCACGTATGCCAATGATGAATGACGAAATGCTGCTTGAGTGTCCATTCTGCGGTAGCAACGAAGTTAAGCTATATAACGATGATGGGATGTATTTTGCCATGTGTGAATGTGGCTGCTCAAGTGATGTTCACGTAACGAAGTTGGCGGCGGCTACGCAATGGAATACAAGAGGAGGACACCTCTACACTGCCGAAGACCTCAATCAAACAGCAGAGGAGCGCGATTATGGACTATAAATCACAAATCATGCGCGTGATTATGATGCATCCCGGCGCAACGCGTGCATACATTGAAAAGCATTGCGGAGGGAAGCATTCAAGCACCACAACGCATCGTCTGCATGAGATGCTTGCGCTTGGCTTTATTCGCCGCGAGAAGTCCGTAATTCGCGGTGGCAAGTGGCAGTACAAATACTTCATCTCTGATGATGCGGCAGGTATTGATGATGCGATTAAGTGCCATTTGCTTGATAACGCTGGCGCAGAGGTGAAAGAAATCAGCGCAGCCACTGGCGTTGATTATCGCATCGTGAAAAGCCGCATCCGCATTATGTTTCATAACGGAGATGTGACACGAAGCTATGACCACCACAAGAAACTGTGGCGTTACTCATGGAAGGAGCGGGAAGTAAATGTGAGCAACCTGTTTAATTCACTTCTTCGCAATGCAAGAGGTCATCATGGGAAAAGCGAAACGCAAGAAGCAAGAGTATGAGCCGCTGCCGCCGTGTGAGATGTCAGGAATGCCACAGCAAGAGGATGTGATTCTCACCGAGGCAGAGTGGCGCAAGGTGGCGAGAGTGCAAATCATGTTCCGCAAACTTGCTGAGGATGTACTAAATGAGATGGGCTATTAAGCATAAGTCTGGCAGAACTCTGTTTGTGACATCAGATGAGTTTATTGCCAATAACCGCAGAAAGATGGGCTGGATAGCGGAGGAAGTGAAGATGAGGAGTAGAGAGCAGTTTAACGAATGGTTTTATGAATATACCGGATGCAACCCAAAGGACAGTAGATATGTGAATATGGTCGAGATGTACTGGATGGCATGGCAGGCATCTCGCGCAGCAATTGAGATTGAATTGCCAGAGCCGTGCTCCCAGGGTGATTTCTGTGTTGATATACCAGCACAAGCACATCATGAAGTTATTGAAGCAATCGAAAACGCAGGCTTAAAGGTGAAAAAATGATTATCCAGTTAAACGACATTATGAAAGCAGATATCATTCAGCTTGAGGATTATGACATGCAACTTGCGTTTGAAATCGAAACCGTTGAGCGTCAACTGCAATATGCCGATAAGAAGAATGATCGCGTCTGGCATGAGAAAGCACTTAAGGCACGCGACCACATGAAGCGCACGCGAGCACTCATCAAAACGCGACTCGATAAGCTGTATTTTGGCGAGGAAAGGATGATTCACGGGGCTATATTGGCGCAAATCCGCAAGGAAATGCCGATTGGTCGCTTCATGGAATTTGTTCATAAAGCCAAACGTAATGCGGGGTTGTTATGATGAAATTCAATATAAATGAGTCCGTGAAAATTAAGCTAAACGATAACGGAATCGACATTCTGCGCAAGCGACACGATGAACTTCGTTTGAGGGTTCCTAGTATTGGTGATTTTGTCGAGCCAGAAAAAGATGATGATGGATATTCGTCATTTCCGTTGTGGGCGCTATTCGATACATTTGGAGAATATGTCCAACTTGGGTGCGTTCCACCATTCGATACTACAATCATCATCCCGGAGCGAAAATGATGCCTCTTCTATGGGTGCTTTCTGCTTACGCATTCGCAAGGGTATTTGAGGCTGAAACTCTGTACCAGATGATTTGCTATGGTGCTCTGTTCTGCCTTTCAGGCGCCGCGCTTGCATTCATGGATGATGTTATTTCAGACTAACACCGTATATCTTTTGTTCATCATGGGCTGCTATTATTTAATCAGGAGGTAGCCCATGAACATAATCCCTATCACTTACTTTCTCACGCTCTACGCGCTCACTGATTCGCCATTATTTGCACTGGCTACCGCCTCATGGTGCTATATCTCCCTGTGTTATAATTCGACCACAAACTAACCGTGGAGAGTTAACCATGATTGTCAAGATTGGCGATAAGTGGGTGGTCAAGTCGAAAGACGGCTCACAGCAATTTGGCGAATACGACACAGAAGAAGCCGCCAAAAAACGCCTCGCAGAAGTGGAAACGTTCAAGCACATGAATAATAAATTGCAGGTTAACGTCCTGACGACTATCAATTCAGCAAGCAATATCAGTGAGCAAATCATTGATGGCGACCCGCACTACGTGATTAAAAACGTCGTGCCAGTAGTTGATGATGTCGTGATGAACAATGGACTGTATCCGGGCGAGGAGATTCGCAAGAGCTATCACGGACTTGATGGCAAGCCTGCACCATACAACCACCCGATGATTGACGGCAAATATGTCTCCGCAAGCATGACTCGTGCCGCTAACCAGTTCAGCGTTGGCGCGTGGATTGAAAACTCCTCGCATGACGGCAGCAAGGCGCTGGTAGACCTGAAGGTTAACAAAGTTATTGCTGAACGCTCGGAGAAAGGTCGGGAGTTACTGGGTCGCATTGAGGCGCTAATGAACTCCGCAGAAGGCGCTGAGCCAATTCATGTATCCACTGGCTTATTGCTCAACCGCGAAGCTGCGGAAGGCACAAGTAAAGGCAAAAAATACTCATGGATTGCGCGCAACATGGAGTGGGATCATCTCGCCATCCTGCCGCCGGGAGTGCCGGGAGCCGGAACACCAGAAGATGGTGTTGGCATCTTTGCCACCAATGGCGAGCAGATTGAGCGCATCACCGTAAACCTTGAGGATTCAACCGTGCCAGACGAAAGCGCCAACAAGATTAATTATAAATCGTGGCTGCATAAGGCCATCAACTACATCACCAACAAATCAGACTTGTCGTTTGAGAATATCAGTGAGCAGATTCGCCAGATTCTGAAGGCTGAAGTCGGCGAGGATGTCTGGCCTTATATCGTAGCCGTGTACGATGACCGTGTCGGATTTGAAATCAAAGGCCAGATTTTCCAGCAGTTCTACATCGTTGAAGATGATGTGGTAAAATTGGTCGGTGAGCGGGTCAAGGCTGTTTATAAAACTGAACTTGAGCCGGTAAAATCAACTGAAGGGGAAATCTCAATGACGAACGAGGAATTACAGGCGGTACTCGCTGAAGCCCTCAAGCCGGTTCAGGAATCGTTGACAGCTGTCAACCAGAAGCTGACCGACATCGAAGCTGAAAACGTTAAGCTGAAAGAGCAATTGCAGGCGAATACCGAGCAGGAAGAAACCGCGATGCGTGCTGCTATCATCGCTGAACTGAAACTGCCGGAATCCGCTGTGAATGCGCTGAAAGGCGAAGCACTGCGTGAAACCTATGCGCTGACCAGCAAGCCTGCCGCGCTGAAGGGTGGCTTCCAGCCGAACCACGCTGATGACGATTTTGATATGGAGGCACCTGAATAATGGCTACTATCCGTTATGGCACCATCATTGGTGGCCCAGCTCGCAAGAACGACCCGCAGATTCGCGAAGGTATCATGAATGCCGCATTGCAGCCGGGCGCCCTGGTTGATTTCAATACTGATGACAAAATCATCGCTCACGCTACCGCTGGCGGTCAGGGTTTCCCTTACGTGCTTCAGCATAACTATATCGGCGGCGGTGATGTGTCTGAAGCGGTTCCTGCTAATGCTACCGGCATGGCTGTGCAGTGCGAATTTGGCGTCACCTATCACGCACTGGTTGCTGCATCTTCTGCGCTGAAGAAAGGCACTCCGCTGTCCAGTAATGGCGCTGGTGCTCTGAAAATTGCAGTAGACGGTGAAAATATCCTGTTCTACTCCTATGAAACTTACACCGTTGCCTCTGACGGCGCTGAGCTGGTTGCAGTTCGTCGTGCTGGCAATGCTTCCATGCCTGCTGGAGCTTAATAATGGAAAAGATTATTTTTACCAAAGACTTGGTAGCCAACTCCGCAGTAGTGGCTGACCAGTGGAAACATCTCACCATCGACCGCAAGGTGTTCTGCAATGCAGAAGCTGAACTGGCGAAAACCTATGGCGTTAACGCCACCGCGCTGGTAACGAAAGATTACTGGCGCGACGTGGACAACGTCACCACCCGCGTTTTCCGTAACGAAGCTGGTCAGGACATGATGGCTGACCTGATGGGTATCGCGGCAAACATCAACATCGGTAAGACCGTGGCAATCAGCCGCATTGCTTCCGATGCTGGTAAAGTCGTCCGCACCCTGTCTGGTCAGGAGCCGGAAGATTTGGATAAAACTCGCTACGATTACACTGGCGATGTGATTCCAATCTTCAAGACTGGCTACAGCCGCGAATGGCGCGAACTGCTGGGTATGCAGTCTGAAGGTTTTGATCCACTGCTGGACGATCAGGCTAACGTCACCTTCAACCTGCGTTCCGACATGGCGCAGTATCTGCTGACTGGCGACCAGACTCTGAACGTGAACGGCGTTTACACTGGTTACGGCATCACCAACCACCCGAACACTGTTCAGGTTAACCTGAACGCCTCCGGCGGACTGAATATCGACCTGCAAACCGCAACGCCTGACCAAATCGTGAAATTCTTCAATCAGGATTTCCAGGCTATTCTGGATGCGCAGAACGTATTTGAGCAGGTTACTCTATGGGTTTCCCCGGCAGTGCGCCGTAGCTTCATGCGTCCGTATTCTGATGCAGCAGGCTTTAAGGGCGGCACGGTTGAGCAGTACATCACGCAGTTCGGTAATGGTCGCATCGGCAAGATTGGCACCAACTTCCTGTTGACTGGCAACCATTTCGTTGGCTATGTTCGCAACGACATGTACATCCGTCCGCGTGTTGCTCAGCCTGTTTCCACCTATGCGGCAGCTCGCGCCAACCCGCATGATAACTTTAACTTCCTCGTATGGTCAGCTTTTGGTTTGCAAATTCGGCGCGATTATTCAGGAAAATCAAAGGTTTTCAACGGGTATGGAACACAAACAGCGTTGTAATTGATAAAGGGGGCGTTAGCCCCCTTCTTTATACCTTATCTCGCCATAAACCATCCACTGAAGTATATAGCACCACTCCCATTCTGTAATATCATCCCTTAGCCATCGGCTATTCTTTTTGAAGTTGTACTCTGCTGGTTCAGCTTTAAGATTGTGCAAGCAGTTCACTAGCTCTGGATATACAAGTCCATTCTTGACAAACCAGTTCACAGGTAAAATGTGGTCAATGTGCCAATTACTACGGTCATCAAAGCTCATCCATGGCTCCATGGTTGATTCTATATGGTTAATAAATTCACTCTTTGAGTAACCAAGCACTTCATCAACACTTGAATCAGAAAGAATGGCACCGATCTTGATGTCCATCCTTTCCAGCGTTTTCCTCAGTAATCTATGGTGTGGATTGTCTATCGCCCATTGTTTTACGTTTTGCAAGGCCTTTGCGTTACCATTTTTTGAGTAATACCATTTACGATAAATCTTCCTTTTCTTCTCCAGAAACACCTCACGCTTTGAGGGGTCAGACTTTACGCGCCTTATGTAGGCCTTATCTTTTTCTGATTTCTTTTTCCTGTTTTCAGGAATGGAGTAATATTTATCATATGATTTTTTTCTGCTAATGCGCTCCCTATCCTGGCCCTCGCTTGTTGCGCGCTTAGCTCTGGTGAATTCATACAAGCAATCCTTGCATCTTCCTCCGCCGGCAGTAAAAAAGGTAACGCACCCACACTTTGCGCATGGGAGTTCGGTGCAGACAAACTGCTTTAATCCCTGCTCTCTGGCTTTAATGGCTAGCTCTTTTCTTGTGGTCATGATGTAATCCTTGCTGGTTTGGTTTTGCCATCTTAGCACGGCCATATTTGATGTGTTATAATTAATCAATATCAAAATAGAGGTATTTATAATGGCTAAATACGAAGTCATCGCACGCGGAATCTTTGTTAAGGAGAAAGGCAAGATTCGTGAATTGCAGCTTGGCGAGGTTATTACGGAACCTGCTGAGCATCTGATGTCAAAGCTGCGAGCAATGCCTGAGCTTCCAAAATCATTTGAGGTTGCAACGCCAGCAAAAAAATATGGGGATGAAAAGACAAAACGTCGCCGTCGCTCAAGTAATGAAGATGAATAAAAAAGCCCCGTGAAGGGGCTTTGTTTTATCTATGCTTTATGTATTCATCAACAATATCAACAATATATCTATTGTCTATTAGCCATGCCAGCATATCTTCAGGCTTAACGTCACCGTCAGGCGTGCTTCCATATAATTTGCAGTCGTTATAGCATTCCATGAAGTTTTTAATATGCTGTGCTTTATTAATTGTTTTGCTTATATCTTCTTTAACGCCCATCAATCAATCCTCATCGGCATAACAACAATCTTCGCAGTCTCGCCAGATGGCGCGCTAAGGCAGCAAACTGCGGCATTTGTGTTTCCATTCAGTTCAAATCTGACACCACAGAATTTAGGGTTAAACAGCTTCGCCACTTTCTCAATATCAACAAGGTAGCCAGCATTGAACCCGATGCAATAAGCAGCTTTCGTTTCCTTTGGTATCACGCGATCAATATCAGGGAATCGACCATCAATCTCTTCGCAGATACCAGAGCCAACCATCTCGCCAGCTTCATCATGATACGTTGCAATTTTCGACTTTGTATCAATGATGGCGTACTCATAACGTTTTGTTGGAGATTTGCCGATCTTGATAATCACATTTTCTGTCAGCTTATTGTCATGACTGTCGCCAATAAATGCGCGATAACCGTCAGTTGACGCAATGCGACCATCAGTCATGAAGCAGATGCCGTTCAGGTAGTAGCGCACATCATTTCGAGCCTGAAATATTAATGCTGATTCAAGTAATAGTTTGCTGATTTTTAGTTTCATCACTTCACCTTAATCATGTGCTGTTTTGCAACTTTCAGGCATTCTTCAAAAATGCCACCCTTCTTTGCACTCTGGTTGCGCTTGTAATACTGAATCGCCGCATCAATTGCCCTCTGGTCGATGTCTGGCAGCTTGGAGCGAAGTTGTTTTTCGATGAATTGTTCAGCGTTCATTGTTCTCGCCTATTTGCAGTATGGGCACGTTGATTTAGTTCCGCTACCACCATGTCGTGGGCAACATATTTTCTCCATTGGCGTCATCACATCTTCTCCAGAATTGCCATGACCTCGTGAATGTCAGCAACAGGAATCTGGATAAACTCCTCATCCTCCTTCAACTCATGGCCAGCGGGAAGAATCACATGGTCTGCTGGCTTCAATAACTCAATCAGGCGGTCCACTGGCTTAATCTTTTTCGACTTCAGTACCTTCGCTGTGACCTTGTCTTTGCCTTGAGCTTTGGCCTCTTCGACTGCCTCGTCGATAACCTTTACCGCATCGTCACCATGCTCACGCGTTACTGCTACGGCATTTGCATAGCTGATTTGTCCTGCAGTGATGCGCGCTTTTACTTCGGCAGGAACATCACCCAGCGACAGGTGCATTTGCACGTCAGATACTGAACGACCTACCTTCTTGGCGATTTCTTCATTCGTCCAGCCAAAACCTTTCAGTCTCGTGTAAGCCTTTGCGCGTTCAAACGGGTCGAGCTGCTTACCCTGACTGGATGACACCATGAAGGCGATTTTATCCGCCTCGTCTCCAGTGAAATCCTTACATTCAATGCGAACGATTGGTGCGCCTCGTTCAATGGCACGCAATGCGCCGAGATAGCGATGCTGACCATCAAGGATGCGGATTCCCTTCTCGTCCGGAATAACTGTTAATGCTGGTAATGGCTGACCTGATTCCCAGCACTGCGCGAAATATTCGACATGCTGCTCATCTGCTTCACGGATGTTATATCCCGGCTCCAGGTAGATTTGCTCCACTGGCACGAGATAGGTTTTGTTAACAGCGATGCCGTTTCGCGTTTCTTTGTCTGAATATATTTTGCTTAGTGTTTTCATTTAACTCTCGCCTCCATCATTCTTTCTGCGATAAGGTAAGCATGTTCAGCCTTCTCGCCATAACCCATATTTGGTGATGTAATTAACAGAGATTGCATTGCTTTTGCGGCAAAATAATCACGCAGCGTTGCATCAGAAGCCATTTCTTGGCGCTTAACGTCATAATCAATAAATTCATCTTTCATATCATTCACCACCTTCTTCTAACAATTGCTCGTAATATGCGACGTACTCATTGGCAAGATGGTACAGGCGCTCAGCAGACTTGCGTTCTAAATTACTTAAGTCATCAATAGACTCAATGTTGCCAATTGCATCAACACAATCATTGAAGTCTTGCTCCGTGTTACGAAATCTACAGTAGGACATGTTTCCCATGATTATTCCTCATCACCAGAATTAGCAATATCGTAAAACTGACCGTATGTTATCCGCTTAAAGTTATCAGGTATCGTTACCTGTCCGTGACCTTCATCTTTTGTATTTGGCACTGCAAAAATCAGACAATCATCCTTTTGCGGATGTTTTCCGCCATAAGTAGACAGCATTGCAAAACCAAATCCTCGAGCAGATTGCTCACCAATGCCTGTGCGTGCGATGCCATAATGGTTAACAATGTAGTCCTTCCATTCTGGCAATAACTTCAATTTCTCGTTTGCCTCGCGCATCACTGCGTCCAGCTTTTTGTTGTACTCTCGCCCATCCTTTGTGTTTCCCTTACCGCGAGCAATAACTACTCGTTGACCATCCCAAAACTCTTCACGTTTTATTGTCACTTGGCACGGGAATTCAAAATGATTGCTCCATACAAAACTCTCAAGTAAGCCACCGCCGACCACGCCCCAGCTACGTGTCGTAGTAAAAGCTATGGCGCCAACCTTTTTCATGGCATCGCCGAGAATTTCATTGCGGCGCTTTTGAATGTCATCATATGCGTTAATAACTTTCTTAACATCATCACCTTCAACCATGTAGTAATCATAATGTTTTGCATTGCTGCTCATTTTTATCACCTCTAACATTTATTGTTGTTTCTACGTCACTAACTATAAACACCTCATCAATCTACGTCAACAGGAATATGCTAAAATCATGCTAATCAAACAGCAGGGGATTTAAACATGGGTTCAACAAACGGTCCGTCTCGTTCACGCGCTACTGGCAACACCAAAACTGGCGGCAAAACTGGCGCAGTGAAGCCAAACGGCTCTACTCGCTCACCATCGCGCGGTAAAAAATAATGTTCGGCGCAGATATTGCCATCATGATCATGTATGTGTTGGGTTTTGCCTGCACAGGCATGGTCGCGTTTCTGGTATTCATTCCGGCAATGGTGATATCTGTGTATCTTGGATGGGTGCTTGTTGATTCATTTCCCGCCGAATATCTGTATTACCTTGCGCAGTCTATGGTCTGGTTGTTTCCGGCTATTGCGCTGCGCAAAAGTGCAAAGATGGCGCTCTGCGTGCTGACGATGAGCCTTTACGAATGGCTGGTTGCGATAGAGTCATTCGTATGGGAATTTATCACGCCTGTAGAAACGCCGCTTCATGCGCAGTACGCATTTATTATTATCGGCATCCATCTGTTCATCCTTTCCATCACTTTTAAATGGGGCGGCGAAATTGGACATTATTCTTGGCGTGGTCGCCATTGTTTTTTCGCTGATTCAAATCTATAAGTGCTGGAAACATATCATCAGCGAGACACGCAATGAACGGGACACTAAGGCAAGTCGCAGAGCAGATTATAAGCGGAACGACAGGGCAGGTGATTGACAAGGCCGGATACGCTTCTATTGGCACCGGTATCGGTCTGAAAGTTGCAGAACAAACACCTGTCACGCAATCTTATTTTGAGGCTATGATTCCACACAGCCTGACAGAGTGGGCGGCAGTAGCGTCAATCCTCGGCGCTCTGTCTCTGGTAATAAAGAACCTGTTTGAAATGTGGTGGAAGGTACGGGAGTCGAAAAGAAATGGCAGCACCAACACCTGAAGAACTGGTCAGTCAGATGGCGTCGCGCGGGATGACCATCACCACGACAGATGCGTCCGGTATTCTGTGCCTTGTGGCATCAATCAGTGAATGCCTTGAGCTGAACTACCCAAACGATGAATGCCGACAAAATGCGATCATGCTGTGGGCTTCAATCCTGATTAGCGCAAACACAGCAGGGCGCTACGTCACCAGTCAGAGCGCGCCTTCTGGCGCATCACAATCATTCGCGTATGGCAGCAAGCCGTGGGTGGCACTGTACAATCAGATGAAACTACTGGACACAGCCGGATGTACTGGCGATTTAGTGGAAGACCCTGACGGAAGCGGGAAGCCGTGGTTTGCGGTTGTGCGTGGGAGTAAGTGCAAATGACTTCGCTGGCTCGGTTTTCCTATACGCAACCATGCACTATCTGGCACAAAAGCGGCACTGACAAGTACGGCAAGCCGACTTTTGATGCGCCAGTGAGCATCATGTGTGATTACGGCTTTAACGATGATGTATCGACCGATGCGAAAGGCAATGAGATTGTGCAGAAGAATACCTTCTGGACTGAGTATGTTGGCGCTAAGGTAGGTGATTACATCATGATTGGTACGGTTGCAGAAGCTGACCCGCTGGCGGCTGGTGCAAACCAGATTCTGAATGTGATTAATTATGGCAATACGTTCAATCGAGCTGAACCACCTGATTTTGCATTGGTGACATAATGCCAGCGAAATTAAGGGGCGTCCGGCAGGCCGTAGAAAGAACATCGCAGATTGTGGATGAGATAATCGCCACGAAAGCTGTGCGTGCTCTGAAGTCAGCGACATACATCATCCGCACCGAATCAGCTACATTGACGCCAATTGATACATCAACGCTGATTAACAGTCAGTTTGATACTGTGGAAGTTAGCGGAACGCGAATCACTGGCAAGGTTGGATACTCTGCGAAATATGCGCTGTACGTCCACAATGCCAGTGGCAAACTAAAAGGAAGACCGCGCAGCAACGGCAACGGCACGTATTGGTCGCCGGGTGCTGAACCGCAATTCCTGACCAAAGCAGCGCAACGCACAAAAGACCTGGTTGATGGTGTGATTAAGAAGGAGATGACACTTTGATGAATATGCTTGAACTGGTTGATGCGTATCTTCAGGATGCCGGATTGTATGATGGCTGGACTTCGCAGTTGCAGTTCTGGAATGACACCGGAGATGGCAACGAGCAATTTATTGTTCTGCAATCCAACGGCGGAACGCAGGTGATGGATGGCATCGGCGGTGACTTCTATTTCTCGCTGTATGTCGTTGGCAAACATGGGCAGTATAACGTGTCGGATGTTGATGCGAAGGCGCTTGAGATTATCGAATACATCAAGGCGCATCCTATTGATTCATGCGTTAACTACATCCAGTTGCAAGCACCACTGGGGAGGCCAATGCTGACGGAAGAAAAAAGGCCTGTACATGAGTTGCTTTTGCGGGTTGTGAAATAAATAAAGCCGCAATTGGCGGCCTTATTACTGGTTTAAGCATTGCCAGCGTGCTTTCTTAACATCCAGCCCCGTAACCCATACATACCCCTACATATGATTGCGATAATGCTGGATATTAAGTGTTGTGGCTCTGGTGCCTCCAGATTGCTGGTCGGTAAATCCAGCAGGCAATCTCAAAACCGAAGTAGTGTATCTTTACCTTGCCGCATGCGCATAGCCGCATTACCACAACGGAAAGAGCATTCATTGCATCGACCAAACAGAATCGTCTTTTCGATTATGACTCTACTTTGACGGTTGCTCTGCTGCGCTAACCCAATGCTCTTTCCTGTTGTGTGCCGGTTACGCGTCCGGCGTCTCTCGACCGCTAATTATTTTTAATTCTTCAAATTGAGATTTCATTCATTTTGGCCACCTTCCTTTCAGAAAGTTGAAAATTCACGCATAAATCAATTCATATCTTAAGTAGACTTTAATCTACACCACAAAATAATCACTGTCAACACATGTGATATAATCACCACGTTAGCAGCTAACACAATTCGGAGATCGAAATGGCTATTTGTGCAAATGATAAAGGCGCTCTGGTCGGTCGCATGACCCGACTGTTCCTTGCTGAGGGGTGCGGCGATGCAGTTCCTGAGGCGGGAGACTGGAAGTATTTAGGCTCAACCACCAGTAAAGGCGTTGACTACTCACCGCAGACCACCACGTCGGAAGCGGATACCGCTGGCGGCTTTGTTTCCACTCTCGTTACCAGCTCTGATATGACCATCAGTGCAGAGGTTGAAATCCGCAAGAATGACCCGAGCGATGAGTTTGGCTTCCATCGTCTGGTTGAGATTTACGCCACTGAACTGAAGGCTCGTCGCCAGCCTTCCCTGTGGGTGCGCCAGGTGACTGGTGCAACTATCGTTACCGCGTACTGCAACATTACCAGCATCAGTTACGAAGGTGGCACTAACGACATCGTTACTGGCAGCCTTGAGTTTAAGGTGTATGACTCTGACAGCGTTACAGTAGAAAGCCTTGAACCTCTGGCATTCACTACCGACCTGTCATCAACTGGCACGGCTGGCAGCCCGTTAACAGTTGCTGTTGAAGGTGGTGTTTCTCCTTACACTTATGTATGGCGAAAAGATGGTGTGGTTGTTGGTGGCGAGTCTGGCGCAACACTGTCAAGCCCAACCGCTGGCGTGTATACCGTCACGGTAACTGATTCATCTACTGACCCTGAGATTATCATCAGCACGGCTTGCACTGTGTCCTGATAAAGAAAAAGCCCCGAAAGGGGCTTTGTTTATTCTTGTGGTGGTTGTGGTAGTGGCATCCAGTGCGTTACATATTTTCCGTAGTGATTCCAGAATGACTTTCTCTCGTCGTCAGGAACAATGTAGTAGTCGTGCTGAACGGCATTATTCAAAGTTTCATACACCAAGAACTCTTTATCTGTACTACCGTTACCAGGTAGCATTTCACTACACTTAATCCACTGGCTCATAACTTATCCTCATTCATTTTAAGGAAGACGATCATGGCTGCGCGGAGAGGTCTGGTATCAAATATTGGGCTTACGCCTTTTGCATCCACACACCATTCAGTTAACTGGTCTAAGATAGAAATCCTGTATTTCTCAATAATCGGCCATGCGTCGGCTGGGTTGTTGCATGGGTCAAACTTTTGCTTAATGTTCTTGTCATCAAAAAAGAAAAAGCCATCTGAACTGATATGAGCCAACCCTCCTTTTGGGCAAAGATTGCTACTCACAAAAAAGAAAACCTTTTGCGCTATTTGTGAATCACTCATCTCTTCATAATTTTTCATATCACCTTATCCTCATCAAAAATCACACCAATCACACGAAGCAAGTCTTTCGCCATTCTCTCTGCTTCTTCGTAGTCGTAACCTGCATCGACATACAGTTCAGTATAGAAAATCAGGTCGGCTTTTGTTTGTTCGTTCATTTCTTATCGTCGCTCTTAACTAATGCCCAAACAAGAGCCGCAACCCAGCCAATAAAACTCCATCCTACAAGAATATTCAGCACACAGATTGCTGTCGTATTTGTGTGCTTTCTTTGCAATGCCACAAATGATGGGAGAAGATAAGCAAATACAACCAATCCAGCGAAAAGCAATAAAATAACAACATCCATAACTCACCTCAGTCATATCTCGTTTAGATGATTTGAATCTACATCACCACCTCGCAGGTGTCAACACTACTGAGATGATATAATCAACATCAGTCAAATTCAGGATGCAAAACATGAGCAATCGCACGCCACTAACAGAAATCGGGGAGATGCGCATCTCGCTTTCTGACAGGAGTTTTTTCTTTAAGCCATCATTCCGCGCCATGAATGAAATCGGCACACCAAAAGAAATCGTTGAGGTGTACGCCAGACTCAATGGCATTGATTATGTTGCACCGTTGCAGCACGTCGAATACCTGCCATTTGGCGCTCAGATGCAGGTTATGAAGACCATCAGCAAACCCGTATATGGTCGCCATGTGCTGAGTGCAGCCTATATTGTCATGCAGTCATGCTGTGAAGATGATGCTTCAGTGCTTATTGGTGGATGGAAACCAACGCCGCGCGGCGTGCGGTACGTGCCGGGCATCATGCCAGTGAACGACATTATTATTATTGCGCGCAACCTGATGCAGCACGGAATCATCGGCAAGTCACCACTCAAGGTTCCTGAGCGTCTGGAAGAGCAGGGCAAGAAAACAACAAACGAGTTTCACGCGTCGCAATACATCATCTCGGCGCGCACGCACTTCGACATAACGCGTGATGAGGCCGAAAACCTGTCTATGACAGAGTTTCAGATGATGATTAAGAATAAATATCCAGAGCCGAAAGGGTTAACGAAAGAAGAGCGCGCGGCGGAGTACGATCAGGCTAAAGCAGACCGTGAGCGCATGAAGGCACTGGCTGAACGCAAAGCGAAAAAAGCGAGGAATACATAATGGCTAAAGAAGTCGGCGGAATTGTCTATGAAGTCGGGATGGATGTTAAAGGCCTGAAAGCTGGCGCAACAACAGCCAACAAGGCTTTAGATGACCTTGAATCATCAACCAACAAAACCACAAATGCGCTTGGCAAGTTGGATAAAAACGCCAGAAATGCTGGCAACGGGATGAAGAATGCTGGCGGCGCAGCTTCAGGGCTTAAAACCAGCATGTCGATGCTTGCTGGCGCAATCTCAGTGTCGTTAATCATTGGATGGGGCAAGGCTTTCCTTGATATAGCTGATAACATGACACAGCTACAGGCAAGGATAAAAAGGTTAACAGGAGATGCTGAGACCGCGAAGGAAACCTTCAATTCGCTGACAAACATCGCCTCAACCACTGGCGCAAGCCTAAGTGATACCACAAAGCTATGGGAAACATTAACTTCATCACTGAAAGAGGCAGGCGCGACAAACGCGCAGGTTCTTAACCTTACAGATACCCTGCAAAAAATAGGTCGAATCGGCGGGTCATCAACTGAAGAAATGGCTAACGCCCTGCGTCAGTTCGGTCAGTCAATCGCTTCTGGCACAATCCGTGCAGAAGAATTTAACTCTATCCTTGAGCAGATGCCTGAACTTGCGCGCCAGATAGCGGCAGGTCTTGGCATCTCAATGGGTGAACTTCGCGCCAGAATGCTTGACGGCAAGTTGACGGCAGAAGATGCGCTAAATGCCATTCAGGACAGAACAAGCGTAGTCAATGCTGAGTTCGCAAAACTACCGCGCTCTATATCTCAGGCTACTGGCAGTCTTGAAACATCATTTGCAAAAATGATAGCAAGCATAAACGAAGCAACCGGAGCCAGTTCCACTTTTGTTTCTGTTATTGATTCCATCACTTCAGCAATAAACAGACTTACTGGCCAATCTGCAAGTGCGGCAGAGGTTATTTCTGATTTGACGTCAACTGCCGAAATGTTCAGTCGCAGGGCGAGAACTTGGTCATGGGTTGGCATTGATGGATGGGCGGCACAAAATCAGGCAATAGCGGCGTTAGCAAATCAGGCTGCAACTTTGGTTTCAGACATGGATGCCGTAACGAAGTCAACAGGAGAAGCAGCAGAAGCGCAGTCGCATTTGACAGTGCCGCAAACACCACCAAAAGACGGGAAAGGAAAGGGCAAAAGCGCCGAAGAAAGACAAGCTGAGTCAGTAGCTGAAAAGCTGGAGAAATTACGCCAGCAAACCATGCTCAATGCCACATCTACCAGCGAACTATCCCGCGAACAAGCCATTCTCAACGCGCAGCAATCACTTGGCAAAGCTGCCACTCAGGAGCAGATAAAACTGGCTGGTGAGTACGCTGCTAAGATTTGGGACCAGAAGAATGCGCTGAAGGAACAGGCGAAAGCGGAGAAGGAAAGGATAGATGCAGTAAAAGGTTACAGCGCATTAAAATCGCAAACCTCACCAATGTTTGCTGTTGAAACGTCATATCAGAAGGATATGGCTGATTTGGATGCGTATGCCAAAGCATATCCTCAAAAGATGGCAGAGATACAGCAAACCAGAGCCACCATTGAAGAGCAGTACAGACAGCAAAGAATTGAAGCAATGTGGCAGGAATGGAGCCAGCAGAACGCAGCCACACAAGCAGCCGCAGCAGCTTTTGATGCTTTCGGGCAGACTGCTGGAAACGCGTTAACTGGCATCCTCACTGGCTCAATGTCTGTATCAGATGCGCTGCGATCAATTGGTTCAAATATTCTGTCAAGTGTTATCAATGCGTTTGTGCAAATGGGTATCCAGTGGGCGCAGTCGGTGATAATGGGTCAAGCTGGCATGGCGGCAGCTTCTGCTGCAACAATTGCTCAAGCTGCGGCAATATCGGCCGCAATGGCTCCCGCCGCGGCAATGACATCTCTCGCAACTGCTGGCACAAACTCAGCGCCCGCTATGGCTGGCATGTCTGCAACTGTTGGTCTTGCAAAAACGTTATCCATTGCTGGCGCTCTGAAAAACGGTGGTCCCGCGCAGGAAGGTTCAATGTACCGCGTCGGCGAGAATAACCTTCCTGAGATATTCCAGGCATCAAACGGTCATCAGTACATGATACCGGGCGATAGTGGTCGTGTTATTAGCAACAAAGACATTACCGGAGGTAGCAGTGGCGTTGTGGTTTATAATAACGTGATAAATAACAGTTCAGCACAGGTTAGCAGCAGCGCCAGAGATAACGGTGACGGCAGTGTGACGATTGAGACGATTGTGAGTGATATAGAAAACAACGGCCCCATTGGGCAAAGCATTAGTCGCAACTACTCAGCAAACCGGAGAGCAACAGAATAATGGCTATCATCAAATACCCTGACTGGCTGCCACTCGCACAGCGCGCCAGTAAAAACCTGACACAGCAAACCCCGTTCCGCAGTGACCAGCCTGCGGTTGGGGCGCCGATTTTCCAGAAGTTGACAACTGATATTGCGGCGACATGGAGCCTCACGTGGAAGTTTACACTGGCTGAGGAGCGCGCATTTATCCAGTGGTTGCGTAGCGCGAGCTACCTCAACAAATGTAACAACTGGTTCACCATGATGATTGACCTCGGCGGCAGCGGATTACAGGAGCAGACGCTGCACTTTACCAATTATCCTGTACAGACCAGCATTGATGGTGGCGTGGTTACGTGGACTGGCAATGTCATCGCCAAAAAAATCAATAACACTATGGATGAGTTTGATGATGTTCTGGTTGAACTGGATTACAGATGGTACAGCTGGCTGGATGAAGTCGTTAACCGTGACCTGCCGGAGTATCCATAATGCCATCATTACGCGATTACAAAGCAAAGCGCCCTAACTGGGCGTTATTCGACACGATAACTTTTTATCATTCTTCATTCGGCTATGTGCGTCTTGTAGCTAACGTGCTGAATGAAATGGTTCTTGGCGGTGAGACTTACCTGCCAGTGCGCATGGACATTACACAGTCTCAGCAGTCGAATACGCCTGCGATTAACGCAACCGTCAAGTTTGCACGTCTGGCTAATGACTTCAAGCAATACCTGAAACTGTGGACAGGTTCAGGTCGCATTGAGCCAATTAGCGCGCTGTATCAGCGATTTGAAGAAACTGACACAAACACACCACTGAAGCCATATCGCCTGTATGTCAGCGACGTGGCAATGGATGGTTCTGACGTTACCGTGACCCTGTCAATCAAAAACCCAATCAAAGGAAACGTGGCAAAACTTTATGACATTGCTCAATTCCCCGGTCTGCGCAATGTCTGATGAAGAATTTGCGCAGTTAATGTTTGGTAAGCCTTACAAGGACAGATGCTGTCATGTTGACGCAGTAGACTGCTGGGGTCTGGTGGTGCTTTATTACCGCCTGTGCCGTGGCATCAATGTTCATCATGACGACAGTTATGATAATGGCGGCTCTTTTGTTACCTGCTTCGATAGCGAAGTGACGTTCTGGAGCGATACACAATCACCAAATACTGGAGATGTTGTCGTGGCATATCGCGGCAGCGTGCCTGTACACATCGCCATGATATGGGGCCGTGATAGAATACTTCATGCGCGAGAGAAAACGGCAGTCAGGTTTGACCGGCTGCGAACACTAGAAAAAATATCAACAAATTTAAGGTTTCTCACCTATGCCAGTAATTCATGTTCAGAAGATGCCGGGCACGCCAAAAGAAACAGGGATTGTGCCAGCGGGGACAAATCTGTGGAAGTGGCTGAATAAATCAAACCTGCCAGCCAGCATTTCAATTGCGGTAAATGGCAGAGTGCTTGGTGAAGATGATGAGCTTTCATTCTGCCTGCGCGATGGCGACGTGGTCAACGTTTATTGTCAGCCATCTGGCGCAATTGGCGACCTTATCGGCGCGATACTGAAACCAGTAACGAAGATTTTCTCATTCCTTACTCCGAAGGTATCCACACCAAAAACTGATACCAGTTCAAAAACGTCACCGAATACCAGCCTTAAAGCGCAAACCAACATTGCACGAAATGGTGAGGCGCGCCCTGATAATTTCGGACAGATTCGTGCGTTTCCTGACTTGCTTCAGGAATCATTATTCGAATACATCAATAACATTAAATATGTCACTGAGTTCATGAACTTTGGTCTCGGCAAATATGATGTCTCTTCCGTGCGTTACTCTGAGTCAAACCTCGGTTCACTGGCTGGTGCGAGCTATACAATTTATCAGCCGGGAGAAGTTATTCCGGTTGTTCTTGAGCCTTACGCATTTGATGATGTTGATGGGCAGGAGCTGTACGGGCCAAACGACACTAACTCTGTTGTCATTGAGTCGGCTACAACAACATCAGTGACCAGCACTGACTTTGCTGGTGGGCAAATAGCTGTAAAAATACCAAAAAATTCCGCTTTCGATTACTTCGTTGATCTGGTTATGCCTCATGATGTGGTTTTCAAACTAAACATCACTTACGCGCTTGGAGGTGGCGCGTCGGTCACTGAAAACGTCACCTTATCAGGTAGTCTTGTGTCAGCATCAAAAACAGATGATGGGAATATTCCACCTGTTGATTACTGGTACACATTTATAATTAATAACATCAACTACTCAGGCGCACCGATATCATCTCTGAATGGCGTAACCATCAATAACACTTACTTCAACCTTACCGATAACCAACCTCTTGTTTCAGGACCGTATTTCTCACCAATAGAAGGTGATCAGCTGTGGTTCCACTTTGTTGCTCAATTTGGTGAAGAACAGGGTGCTATTGTCAAGGCTGAGTGGTGGGCCGTGGATGATGATAACGTGCAGATTGCAGGTTCATACCAATCAACCACATATACTTTTGTAGCTGGCGGGGCAGATACCTACTATTACACGAGAAAAATAACGCCATCATATGGGAATGCAAGATACGCTGTTCAGTTCACAAGGACCAACAACAGCACCCAGCAATCAATCATTCAGCTTGATGAAGTGCATTCAATCGTCACTCGCACCAATGTCTCGTATCCAGATGACACGGTAGTTAAAGTCATTGTCCGCGCCACAGAGAACGCAACTGGCAGCCGTGACAGGAAGTATAATGCGTTAATCACACGCCACACCATCGGATACAACCGTGATACTGGCGCGGTGCGCTACACACTTGCGCCATCACGTAGCTTTGCTGATGCCGTTCTGCATAACTGGCTTATTACCGCTGGCAATCCAGAAAACACGATCGACATAGTGAAGTTGTATGAAATTGCCGACAGCCTGCCTGATGAGCGACTTGGTTATTTTGATTACACGTTTGACGATGAAGATAAGAGCATCGGTGAACGTCTGCAAACAATCTGTGATGCGGCGCGTGTTACCGCATTCTGGGATGATGGAGTGATGAGCTTCTCGCGTGATGAAAAACGCAAATATCCTGCGACTGTATTTAATACCAGAAACACGCAGAGCGACGGATATAAGTTAAGCTACGACGTCAGCCTGCCTGGTACGTTCGACGGCGTTAACGTCGAGTATCGCGACCCAATAACAAATAAGCAGGCCAATGTTTATTATCGAATTACCGACAGCGGCATTGTCGAGGGCGAACCAACGAAAGCTAAGAAATTCGACATGCTTTATGTTCGCAATCGCTATCAGGCTGTTGACCGTGCAATCCTTGAATGTCGCAGACTAATTTACTCACGTCGCAGTATGGAAATTAAGGCACTGGCAGATGGCGAATGGGTTAATGTAGGTGACATGATTCAGGTCGTCGACATGTATGATGATGTGCAGCAGACTGGCATTATTGAGGCGAGAAACGGAAACGTATTCACAACCAGTGAACAGCTTACTGCTGATGATAATCTTTATGTTGTGATCACCAGTTCTGATGGCAGCGTGTCAGACAGATTGCCAGCAACAGTAACCGGATTGCATACATTCACCTGCAACCTGACGTCTGATTTTCAGCTAAATATCTGGGACGGAACAAATGTGCAATCCGAATCTCGTTACGTTCTGAGCACGGAGAAAGAACTGGATACCACGCTGTGGGTTGTAAGTCAAAAGAATCCGGGAAGCGACGGCACAACAACTCTGACCATGAGCGAATACAGCGACGACATGTACGAATATGCCATCCCGTCATCGTGATACAATATACATCAAATTCACAAAGGAGCATTTATTATAATGGCTACCACACCAACTAATAAACCAATTCCGTCAGAAGACCCTCGCGACCTGAAATTTAATGCCGGGAAGATTGACGAGGTTGTCAACTCTGACGCGCATTACTATACCGATCGCTTTGGCGTACGCCGCTGGACAATTGCTGGCTTTCAGTACACCGCAGAAGAAGCCATCCGTAACTATGGCTATATCACGATGGACAGCTTCGAGGACGGTGCGACACTGACGCTTCCCAATCAGACACTGCGTTATGAAGCAAATGGAGAATATTATCGCTGGGATGGGGAGTTTCCAAAAATCGTTCCCGCTGGTTCAACTCCTGAGGATGCTGGCGGTGTTGGTTTAGGTGCATGGATTAGCGTTGGCGATGCTTCATTAAGGTCGTGGGTTAATAAAAACACACTAATAATATTTAATAGTGTTTCTGAATTAATATCTGGAATCCTACCATCAGGAGACAGTGCTGCTTTCAGCGAAGGAATGACTGTAAAAACATATAAAAACAAACATGGAATAAAATCTGAATCAGAATGGTTAATATCAACAACACAAAATAATGCTACATACTCCATCCCAATAGCTGGTGGTTTTAATGCCAATTTGATTGTAAAAGATAGTATGGGTTATGATGAATTTGGTTTCGGAGGGCAAGACGCAGATGAAAACTCGGCAGCAGTAGATGAAGCAAACAGAGTTGCAAGGGCTAACAGTATAATATCTAAGCTATCGTTTCCTTCCGGAAGTTATCTATCAAATACAATCAACCTTGATGTTGATCGTCGAGGATTTACTTTTTCCGGTGCCGGAAATGACGCAACAATAATCATGTCAACGTCATCTGACATTTCACTGCACCATGTTGGAATTGATCCGCGTGACAGGAGTAGAGACCGTCTACACTGGCATCAAACCGTCGAAGGGTTCACCGTAAATGGTAACATTTCTGATAATGGGGCCAGCGCAGCAGCCAGAGCCATCTATACTGCGCCTTATGCTACTGTTCGTAATAAATCAATTGATCACCGTATTAGCAACTACGATCTTTTACATCTTGTTATGTATTGGTATGGACACTCACAGGGAACAAAAAACGGCGCTACGGCTACTAAATACGGTGTTCGAGTTCGTAATAACTCCATCGAGTTGATGGGTTACATTGGCAGTAGCTACAAAACCCAATGTACTTTGTCTATTGAGGGTATGAGCACCACACTGACATCGCCAGCATCTATCAATGACAACACTGTTACTGTTGCAGATGCCTCTGGTTTTGATACCTGGTTTGAGATTGCTTTTACAAACTCGACGGGCGGTGTTGAGACTCGAAGAATTACAGCAATATCGGGAAACATTATTACTCTTGATCGAGCAATGACATCTGAGTTCCCTTCCGGGACTAAAGTAGAGGTTCCGATTATTGGAACGTCTGTCATTGCTGCAACTGTTGAAACTGGTGAAATACGCATAGGAGACAGCCAGGCAACCTTTGTGGCAGGAAACTATAGCGAAGAAGCAAAAATATATGTAACTAAATATCCACGATCTCTGACAATAGCAGGAACTTCAGTAGCAGAGTCATCGCCATCTATGACAATAGAAGTAGATAAGAGATCGACAATAAAAATTGATAATAATGATGCTACATTTTCTATTGCTGTAAATATCAAAGATCGTTCAGGTTCCATTGGTGACAGGATTGACCTGTATAACGCGCCGACTATTGATATAAGCATGAGTACGCGTGTTCAGAACCCTATACTTCTGAACGGTGTATATGGTTTAAGCAGCCTTAAAATTGAAAAGACATTCGATACAGTTGCGCAGGACAATCGTTTTACCAGAATGAAGTTCACAGGGCTTAACCATAACTCTGCTGCCGGTGGTTCAACAGTAGAAGTATTGAAACTTTATCAGGATTCAACACAATACGGATTTGATGGATACACATTTAATCTTGACGTTACTTGCCGTCGCGACGCTGCATCATCCTTAGCAACACCAGGTATCCTGAAGCGTTATGGAACATCATCTGCTGTGCCTGCCACTCAGAATGCAAGCCCGGTTAGCCTGTTCTCGGATTTCAACGCAACTTCAGGGTATGATGTATTTATTGGGGCATCAAGTAATAGAGGCACCATTAATGTTAGACCTCATCCAACTGCACAGATAAAAGCAACAATCAATGGTGTTGTTACTTCAGTTATATAACAAAAACCCCGCTTCTGCGGGGTTATTTTTATCATCAGAATGGTATTGAATCGTCGAAGTCCATAGGAGGCTCATTGCCTCCTTGTGGGATTTGTTGTTTTGGTGGCTGCTGTTGTTGTCGTTGCGGTTGTTGCCCTGATTGCTGGCGTGGTTGTTGCTGACCAGAATCATCGCGCTTACCACCAAGCATCTGCATAACGCCACCCATCTGTGGAATAACAATCTCAGTGGTGTATTTGTCCACACCGTTGCTATCAGTCCACTTGCGAGTGCGAAGCTGGCCTTCTATATAAACCTGAGAACCTTTGCGAAGGTATTCTCCTGCAACCTCAGCAAGTTTTCCGAATATGACCACGCGATGCCATTCAGTCTGTTCTTTCTTTTCTCCTGTCTGCTTATCTTTCCACTGCTCAGATGTTGCAACGGAAAGGTTGGCAATTGCAGAACCTGATGCTGAATATTTTACTTCAGGGTCATTACCTAAAGTGCCGACAATAATTACTTTATTTACGCCGCGTGCCATTTATTAAAATCCTTCAATTGGAGTTGGTTTATGTTCGGTTTTGGTTTCTTCCTGCGGCTCTGGCTGCTGAGGTTGCGGTTTAGCCAGTTTTGCAGGGTCGAAATTATCCTGTGGAGTGATTACAACAGGAGATAATTGCTCATCATTGATAAAAGACTCAATGCGATCATATTCAGCAGCAGAAGCAGCGAGAGAAGGCCAGATTGCACGAATCTTATCTTTCAGGTTATCAGGTATTGATTTTGC